CTTCTTCAGCAATTCTTTTTTCTTCTGCAAGTGCTTCAGCCTCTGCTTCTGCCTTTGCTTTTGCAATTGCTTCTTCTTCTGCTGCTATACGCTCAGCCTCTGCCTTTGCTTCTTCTGCAAGTCTTTCTTCTTCCGCTATGCGCTCTGCCTCTATGCGTTCAGCCTCTGCTTTTGCTTCTGCTTCTGCTTTTTCTTCTGCTTCTTTAAGTTCTGCTGCAATGCGATCTGCTTCTTCTTGGGCTTCTATCTCTGCTTGAATTCTTGCTGCTTCAATCTCTGCTGCTTCACGGTCAGCCTTTTCTTTTAGTTCCAATTCTGCTTTAATTCTTTCTGCTTCTTGTGCTGCTTGAAGTGCTGCAATTCTTTCAGCCTCCGCTTGGGCTGCTGCTGCCTGGGCTGCAATCAATGCTGCTGTTTCTGCCTGTATCCTTGCTGCTTCTGCTTGTTGTGCTGCTGCCTGGGCTGCTACCTGTGCTGCAATTTCTGCTTCAGTTGGTCCAGTTGGTATTGTTACAGTTGCTGTTTCGCTAGGTGTAGGCGTTGTTACTGTTGTTGTTTCAGGTATAGGTGTTGTTACAGTCGTTGTTTCAGGTGTAGGGGTTGTTACAGTAGTTGTTTCAGGTGTAGGGGTTGTTACAGTAGTTGTTTCAGAAGGATTAGTAGTTGGCGTTTGTGAAGGCTGTGGGGCGGGTGCTACATATGTAGAACCAGTAACAACATTTGAATTTGCAGAGTAAAGGGAGAAGGTATCGTTATCTGATCTAATATGAAATGACCAGACTGTTCCTGCTGGCATAAGTCCATTTAGCAAGGAATGGTCAATTGTAATTGTTGTATTTAAAGAGTTTGGTCCGCCAACATTTCCAGTAGCAATTCCCCAACCATTACATCCAGAACAATTAAAACTTATTGCATATCTTTCTGGTTGTGTGTTACCAGTGTCGGGTGCTTCCCAGTTTAATATTGTTGAGGTTTCTCCACTAATAATAGTTAAATTTCTTGGAGGTCCTATTGTTTTTACTACTGGTGCTGCTTGAGATGTAAAGGCTTCTGCTGGGATGATCTGCATTGATCCAGATTGATTCCAGTAAAGTCTTACATTTGCTCCCCCGCCATTTTCATAATACATTAATTCTATTGTTTTAGGTACTCCCGCTGTAAAAGATATTGGGTCAGTTGTAGTTCCTCCGCCACCTTTGTCAACCCAGTCACTTGCCACTAAAATGTTATCAATATATAGTTTTGTTCCATCGTCTGCTGTTGCTAAAAATGAGATATCTTGAGTAGAATTGCTTCTAATTGAACCCGTAAATCGTACGATAGCATCTTCTGAGGGGCCACCTAAGACACTGCCAAGACCCCATTGAAAGTTTATATTGGGTACATTTGTAGTTACTACTGGAGAGGCTCCCTGGGGTATGTAGGGAGAATCATCTTGTCCCAGCACATTATAGACCTGAGCAGTCAAACCTTCTGATGCGTGGGCCTTGTCAATTATTAAAAGCAGGGGAAATAGAGCAAGGGATAATACCAATGCTACTCTCAATAACTTTTTAATACTTAACTCCTTATAGTCGTAGTGGTGATATGACTATTAAGGCTATTATATCATTTTTTAGGTACAAAAAAGAGGGCTAGCACTTGGCTAACCCCCTTAATTGTTGGACTAATTAAGCCTTAACCTTCTTTTGGATCTTTACGACCAAAGCGGTTAGTGCTGTGATTTGCTTCTTAAGTGAAGCAATTAGTGCAGATACATCTGCAGACAATTTAGCAACTGCATCAACTGCAGCCTGTGCCTGTACTGTAGCAGCATCTGCAGCCTTTGAAGCAGCAATCGCTGCATCTGTAGCAGCCTGGGCTGCCTTTGCTGCTTCTTCAGAAGCCTTTGTAGCAGCCTTTGCTGATGCATTAGAAACTTCTGCTGATGCTGTTACTACAACCTGTCCAGCAAGTGGAAGTGAAGTTCCGCCTGTTGCTGAGATTTTAACAACGTTTTCAGCCAAAGGCATAAATACCTTGTATGACTTAGCAGTTGCTGTATCTGTTGTAACTGAGGTTGCAGTTAGTACATCAGATGATGATCCAAATGCATAGTTAGGAACAATTCCACCTGTAGCAAATAGGTTAGCGTGTGTCTTTCCAGATACTGGAAGACCTGCTGCATCAAGAACCTGAACTGTGATAGTTGCTGCTTCTCCTGGAAGATAAACTTCCTTATCAAATGACAACTTAACAGTTGCTGCAGTTCCCTCTACACGAGTAGCAACTGGAGCAGATGATACTGTACCTGACTTAACAGTTACAGCGACTCCGCCTGTCTTTACTCCTGTAAGAGTAAACACTGCTTCACCATTTACGATTGTTGCTGCAGTTCCTGAATCGGATACCACTGAAACATCGCTTGAGAAAGCATTGAGTGTTCCTGCTCCAACTGTTACTCCAGCAGCATCATATGCCACTGCCTTAATTGTTGAAGCATTTGATCCTGTTGCAATAACAGGCTTGACTGCTGTTGCTACGATAGATGCAATATCTCCATAGAATGTTACCTTCTCAGTTGCAAGAACTGCACCTGTAAGGGTTGTAAGAGTAATTGTTGATACTCCTGCTGTACCGTCAGCAAATACACCAATGTAATTTCCTGTTGGAATAACTACTGAGCGACCAAGAGCAGTCATAGTTGTAGCATTTGTGCCATAACCAATCATACCTGTTCCTGAAACTGTTGCAAGAATTGACTCAGTTGCTGCTCCGCCTGCTGCATTCTTAGGTGTAACAACGATTACCGCTGCTGCATCTGCTGAAGTAGCCTTTGGTGCGTATACTGAAGCATCTGCTGTTGCAGTTGTTACTTCACCAGAGTTAAGAATTGATGTTGTTGTTGTTGCTGCAGGTGTAACATCTGCTGCTTTAACTGTTACTGTCCACGCAACTGATGGACCTGTTGCTGGACGAGTTGTAAGAATACGTGCTTCGTATGTACCCGCAACTGTTGGTGCTACCAATGAAACTGTAAACTTTGCAGTTACATATCCTGGTGTTCCAACTGTTGAGTTAACATCTGCTGAAAGGCTTCCTGCTGCAATTGTAACTACAGAGGTTGTTGTTTCAAGCAATGAGAGTGTTGCACTCTTTGATGAGCCTGATGGCTGTGCAAAAATAGCAGATAGCACCGTTGCTGTGTCTGCTGCTGTTTCTGAAATAAATGACAATGTTACTACTGCTGTAGCAGTCTCACCTGCAGTGATTGTATCTGTAGCAGAGTCAATCGTTAGTGCTGGTGCAATTACAGCAGCACTTGTCGGAAGTGCTGACATAACGCCAAAGGACATTGCTGCAGCGAGTCCTAGGGCAATTTTCTTAAATGAATTCATCTTTCTCCTTGTTTGTTTTATTCCAGCCTTTGGGCTAGAAATGCTATATTAGATTGAATTTGTCTAAGAAATCACGAACATCGTCCGTCATTTGCTTAGGTTCTAATTCTACCATAGATCTACGTTTCTCTGCAAGTTGAGCAGAAGACGAAGACCAAGTGTGTACTTCAATGACTGTATTAGTAGTCTTTGGGGTATGTGATATTGCCCCAAATACTGATCCAGCCAAAGCATCTGCCAAGTCTTTAGATTTTTTTCTAGGGTGATCTACACGATTACCTTTCATTATCTTTAACTCAGACATTTCTTCTAGCAATATGGGAATCATAGGAATTGCTACACGCTCTTCATAGATCATCATTGCTAAATCTTCATAGTGTTTCTTCGCAACAGAAACTGTTTCAGTTCTTATTCCTACCGCCTGTAATTCATTTTGAATATCAAACGACTGCCAACGGTCAAAAGAAACCATGCCAATGTTAAATCCTTCTCTACGAAGGTTAATAATCCAATTTTTAACATCAGACAGGTTAACTGGTCCTTCTGCTCTTGGTTCCCACCAAGCAACAGCGTCTACCACAACCATTGGTGCTACCTGTTCATAGTCCTTAATTACCTGAATATTTACCCATTTATCTACATGAGAAATTGCAACTGCACACTTATCGTGCTTTTGTGCAAGGTCAGCGTGAATATAATAAACCTTATCTGGGTCTGGTTTAAATGATTCATCAAACCTTCTAAACTGATCTAATGGATTACGAAGTGTCATAACCTTTTCTAGTTTGGTTCTGTCTTTAAAGAAAGCATCAGAAGCATAGGTGGGCATACAAGCAAAACGCATCATGGCATCTGCAAGGTCTGTGTAAAATGCAATCTTAAAGTCATCAATTTGGCGGGTAGGATTTACTTCCCAGGTTGGTCGTTTAAATGCCAACACTCTTGGAATTTTATAAGAAAGTATCGTGTCTTCATCCCAAGAAATTTCAAACCTATTCCCTGGATCTTCGTGTGGCAGATCTGGATTCATAATAAAGGTATGCTTGCGCTCAATAGTTTCTTTTTCAGCAATGACTGATTCATATCTTTGTGAAATAAAGTCGCCCTGATAACGGGGGAATGAAAGAAGAACAACCTTGCCAAGATCAGGGAAGCGAGAGTCTACAGTACCACGAAATGCTTTATAGATATTCTCAGCAGTCTTGCCCTGCTCATTTCCAGTACCAACCTCTGATGCAAAGCCAGAGATCTCATCAAGGACTGCCATAAACAAGTTTAAGCCTTCATGTGATTCACGCTCTGAGTGACCAGAATAAACTGTAACTGATTTATCAAAATCTATAGAGTCTGCTTTTGCATTATACTTTCCAGCAAACCAAGGTGATCTTTCAATCTTAGACTTAAAGCCTTTAAAGAAAACATTCTTAGCCTGCTGAGCGTTGATAGCCACGTTAATAATATCAATAGCATCTCCTGCTGGCTTGCCATAGTACACTGCTGGATCTTTAAGGCATAGCAGTTTGTATACTGTATATGCACAGGCCACTGTGGATACGAAGTCTTTCCCAGACCCCTTGCCAAGTTGCAGGATGATTTCATTCTTGGTGTACTTATTAAAGTATGCTTCTCCAGCATCCCCCATAATATCTATAAGATCTTCTTTGCGATAAATCTGACTCATTGCCTCAACAATTTGATACTGAATATCTGAAAGTTGTGGCTGTCCAAGATAGTCTGGAGACTCAACAAATGTCTTTGCGTCAACAGGCTTTTCAATAAAATGATTTTCCTTTAGCACTTCAAGGAACTCATTGAACATCGTGGACAACTGTAATCACTTCCCCTTCTTTAGCAATAGCAGAAAGGCGTTGCATAATAATATCACGAACTTCTGGATGCTCAGAAGCAATATCTCTTAAGATCCCAACAAGAACTTCTTGACGGCGCTCAATCTCAACCATCTCTTCTGCGAGTTCTTTATTCTCAAGAAGACCAGCCTTTTGTAGCATATCAATTCTTTTAGACTCAATATCCATAACAAGTTTAATTGCTGCAGTTTTTGCACTAAGGTTATTAGTCATAGAGGCCTCATCAATAACTTCATAAGACTTTCCAATTAGCCTTGCATAGTGTGCATCCATAGCAGCAAGTGCTTCTTTTGCACGGGCACGAATAGCATCATTTGCAGATGCCATAACTTTCCACTCATTAATTAAAGAAACAACACGAGTTCGTGGAATGTCTAGTTCTTTTGAAATAACTGTAGGGTCATTACCTTTTAGATATTCGCTAACAACAACGTTTACTTGGTCAAGATGCTTAATCAAATCATCTTCAGTTGACATACTTACCTTCTAATCTGTTAATTTCATCTTTGATATAGAAGATTGCTTTTTCTAAATCCTGAATAGTTTTTGATTCATCCTTAAGTCCTGCTCTCCACAAATACTTAAAGGCATTACCTATATTAAAGTTACGATGACGAGTAATCTGAATGCACTCAACTCCAGATGGATCTGTTGTATAGTGTGCTGGATGATTGACTTGATCAACAGTTATGTTTAGATTTTCACTCATATGATTCTTCCTCATCGTCTTCCCAGTCAAACGCTTCTGGCAATCCCTTTAATGCTGTAATAACAAATGTTATTCCAACAGCACCAGCGACACCTAAACCAATTACTAACTTTTGTATTTTATTCATCGTCTTGACTTCCTTAATCCAAATTTTGCCAGATACACATAAATAGTTTCAACACTTGCACCACACTCTTTTGCAATTTCTTCTGGAGTTTTCTTGTCCATGAGGTAACGCTTTTTTAGCCAAACTTCGTTTGAGTATAGTTTAGCCATCAAAAAACTCCGAATCAAACTTCCACTTCATAACTTTTGGCCCAGTATAAATCATCTCATACATCTTTGTATTAAAGTCTTCTGACAATATCTGATACATGCGTGGAGATACCTCTTCTAATTTATCTGTAATAGAGTATATCATTTCTCCTGTGTTGCTGTCAATACCGTCCATTTCAACAGCCCCCATAAGCACAAGATGTTCAATAAAGGCAGCCTTCTTAAGATCTTTGTCGTTATTCACGCCCAATAGCCTTTCCCCAGTTATTAATAGACCAATGCCCAATACCACAAGCATCTGCCACATCGTTGTCGGTAATCTCTTTATCGTATTCATTATTAATAAACTTGATTGTTCTTTCTTTGCGTAGCATTCTTTCATAAGATTTATACCAAGACTCAGACTTTCCTGGATTAGCAAACCTAATCATTAACTTTTCTTCCTTATCAATTTTTTTATTTCCTATATAGTTCTGCCAAGTTATGGGAGACACCTTGCCTACTTTGGTGATCCCGCACATCGCTGCTGCACCAAGTAAAGCACCCTGAACTAATGCAAGATCTGCAGCAGTCTTTGGACTATTCATAAAAACTGTGTGCTCAATAACAATAGCATCAACATTAATATATTTTTCAAAATATATCTTTGTTTTTACTGCAGCATCTCCTACTTTTTGATAAATATCTTTTCCTTCAAAGTAAATCTTTCCAGACTCTTTTAAGTCTTTACCATGATAAGTAGCATAAGCAAGACTAGTGGTACTAGCATCAATTGCACATATTCTTTCTGGTTGCATTTCAATACCCCACTTATTCTTGCTCATACTCAATAAAACCTTTCAACTCTTTAAGCATTTTATTTACTTCTTTTTCACTTACGTTACAGTTAGAACAAAACCCAGAGTCATTATAGATAGATAAGGAAACCCCACATCCACCAAGACACCTTCTGTCCTTACCAATTCTTTTTTGTCTACGTGTAACTTGATATCTTTCAGCAATTTTTTCTCTGGTAGATTCATCTCTACAAGTATCGCTGCAATATATCTGATAACTTACTTTAGGATTAAAGTAGGTATCACATCTGTTACATAGTTTCAACTAACTTCTCCATTGATTTGATTTTAACTACCCCTTCTCCAGCATCTGAACATGCTTTTTGAATTGGGCAGGTTTTGCATATCTTAGAGTTAGATCGGTAGTTTTTAGTAGGTAGGGTTCTTGCTTCCCATGCCTTACGAACTTCACGCATCCATTGGAATGCGTTATCAATCCATTCACGATAATTATCATCTACCTCTACTGGAAGAATGAGTAGTTCATGGTTATTTTTATTTTCATAAATAAGAACACCCTTTTTCTTGCCAAGAATCTTCATGTAAATAAGTAACTGAATAAGGTGACCAGTCTTTGGCTTCATTGAATTTTTACGATACTCAAAACCTTCGTTGAGCATAGTCTTGATTTCTCCAACAATTTCTTCGCCTTCCCAGTCAAGCATAACGTCACCATATCCAAAGATAGGTGGATCGTCATGGCGAATCTTAAACTCAGTCGTCTCTTCATTATTGTCATCACGATAAATCTTAACAATACCAGCATTCATCATAGCGTTTTGAATTCTTGCGTGAGACAAGGTTCCAGCAGTCATGTTTGCTGCCCCATAAGCATCTGCATTATCTTCAAACATCTGACCGTCAAAGGCTAGATACCAGTATCTTGGGCACTCTCCATGCGAGTATGCAATTGTAGATGGTGCAAATGTTTTCTTTTGTGTTTGCTTTGGACCACGATTAATAATATATCCGTGTTTAATTTTTTCAATTAAAGCGTCGCTATCAAGAATGTTATTCTTTTTTGCGGCAGGCTTAAGCATTACAGAGTGTAGTAAATTCTTAGTCATATTCATCCTTTGTTTATATAAGTATACCAGGTTAGCGCATTATGTATTTTAATGCTGAGACCAAGTTGTTTACTGCTTCTGCTGCTGTGTAATAAATATTTTTCTTTGCCCGATTATTTTTATCAACATTTGCCATCCAAGTAGCCTTTAGTGCTAACTTGCCTGCAATTGCCTGAAGTCTAACAATCTCAATACTTGCTACTGGAGCAGGAATATCTGGCTTAATGATTAACTTAGCAATCATTGTTAGAGCCGTAGTTAGTTCTTCATCTTCCATAAAGTCTGCAATCTCTGCCAAACCATTAATCATTTCTAGCGTTGTATTTTCTGTCATATTATTCTCCTTCTACCAATTGTTCTAGTATGTCTAATTCAATTATAGCAAGTCTTACTTTCTGTGTACCTTCGCCAAGTACGACAATAAGTGCAGGATCCATACTCTTTTTTAGAGCATCTGTTACAGCCTTGGCCCACACATCTTGATTAAGTGTAAATGATTTTGAGCACTCCTTAAAATCAATAACAAAGTTGTGCCAAGAGGCATCTCCTTTTGTATTATTTCTGCCAGAGTTTTTATGCTGTATCGCACCAATCCGCTTTGACTCAGAACGCTCACTCATTTTTATAGTCTGCTTTCTTTTTTTTCTTAGGCATAAGATTTACTTTAGACACATGCTTCTTGGTACACATCCACGTAGCATCTCCTGATTCAACCCAAAGTCTTAAAGAAGTAACTTCTTCTTGACATTTCTTGCAGGGAAACTTTCCATTATAAATAGTAAAATCTTTGTCAGCCATCTGACAGTTTTTTCTTTAAGGACTCTTGCAATTCAATGTCTTCTTTGACACGATTAATAAATCCATCTCTACCCTGAACTTTTGTGCCATCATCTAGTTGATACCATGCACCAGTTCTGTTTACAAGACCTGCTGCCTCTGCTGTATCAACAAGATCTCCAATAGAGTCAACACCAATGTCATCTCCTCTAAAGTAAAAATCATACTCTCCTGATTGAAATCCTGGAGATGTTTTAGAGAACTGTAACTCCCAACGAATCTTTCTTCCAATTTTTTCTTCAATCAACTTGTCGCCAATCTTTATCTTACCTTTGATTGCCTGATTGTCTGATTCTGACGAAAATAATTTAATAACCGTAGAAGAATAGAATTTAGTAGCCTGACCACCAGTAGGCTGCTGGCTAGTATACATAGCATTAATATTATTACGGCTTTGACTAATAAGGACAAACAGAGTTGGCTTAACTTTATTATTCGCATAATTAATCATCTTCCAAGCATTGGAAAAGTCACGAGACTCTGCACCAATTTGCTTTGTATTCTCAAGTTGCTTAAGTTCATCTGAATCCTTTTCAAAATAAATTGCTGGTAGTAATGATGTTATAGAGTCAACTACAACAATATCTACTCCAGCATTAATAAGGTTGGTCCCAACGTCTACCATTTCATTAATAGTTCTAGCCTGTGAATAAATTAGTTTAGATGAGTCAACACCAAGGCGTTCTGCCCACTTTGGATCATATGACATTTCAGCGTCAATCCAGGCACAAACCTTTCCTTCTTTCTGCGCTAGACCTACCATCTGAAGGCATAGAGAGGACTTTGCAGACGACTTTGAACCCCAAATTAATACTTGTCTGCCATAAGGCAGTCCGCCTGCTAAAGCACGGTTTAAACCAAAACTAGGTGTTGCTGCGTACTCTGTTGGGGGTACTGAATCTCCAACCATAATACTCTTACGCAACTTAGGGCTAAGTTGTGCTAATACTTCTTCCATTGTTACAGCCATTAGAATCGTACCCCGTGCTTTTCTGGACGAGATTTATTAAACTCTACCTTTTCCAGTAAAGCATTATCTAGGGACAACTTTGTGTACCCTGCCTCTACTACACCTGCATACAAATCTAGTGTACGAATAATAATATCTGCAAACTCTTTTGTGATCTCTTCTTCACCTTTGTCTTTACGGATTGCTTCCATTACCTCAGTAACTTCAGAGACAATCATCATTAGTTGTTTTGCAATAAATATATCATCTACGGCATCTGGCTCTGGCCAAAAGCCTTTCTCAGTTGCGTTCTTATGTAGTTCTATTGCCATATTGTCAAGCATTTATATCCTCCAGTGTTATTGTTCCATCTTTTGTTTTGCCAAAACTAAACTTGTAAGACTTGCCCTCTTCAATATGCATATATGCTTTTGAGAATGCTGTAGGAAATACAGTGATGGGGTGCAAGTCTCTGCTTGTATCTGCAAGCGTAAGGGTTGCCATCTTCTTACCCGCTTTAGTAACTCTAGGTTTAAACGATACCACATACATCTCTTCATCCTTGTATGGCAACTGTTTATAACTTAAAAACTTTACAAGAGCATCTGAAGATGTTCTTATTTCGTCTGCTGGGATTGCAGAAACAATTCTGTTATCTGTTGCCAAAAGCAAGTATGTCTTTCCAGTTTCAATCGTTGTCTGCTCTTCATCAAAGATACCGACTGATCCAGTTTTATCAAGAACTTCTACTCTTGACCAACCAGTTCCACGCTTAATAGCCTTTACCATTCCAAGCAAAATAAAAGAGCCTTTTTCTTCAAACTCCTCAACCTCATTAATAAATGCATAGTAGTGAGAAGGAATTGTAATATTAAACTCTGGTAAATTTAAATACTCATAAAGATTTTCTTTAATCTCATCATCATTTCTAGGATTATCAGAGAATGTGGCAGCACCAATTACCCTTAGTGCTTGAAGTGCACGAGAGTTTACTCCGTTTCCCTTTGTAAAGGTGAACTCTTCAAGTTCTTTGTACGAACGAAATGGTCGTGCTGCAATATATCTTTCTGCAATCGTATCAGAAATGAACTTGATAGCACTGAGTCCAAACCGAATACCCTTACCCTCAATTTTAAAATCTGTATCCGAATCATTAATATGGGGTAGTTTAATCGGAATACCCATTCTTTTTGCTTCAATCAAATACTCCGTTCTTCCATCTTTGTCCTTTTCATTTTTTAATAGTGCAAACATAAACTCTAGCGGATAATGGTATTTGAGCCACGCCGTCCAATACGAGAGAGTAGAGTAAGCAACGGCATGGGACTTGTTAAACGAATACCCAGCATGCGCTTCAAAATCATGCCAAAGATCCAAAGCATCGTTAGGGGAGATATACTTACTAGCACCACTAATGAAACGATCTTGGAACTCATTAAACTCTTTAGCATCTTTTTTCTTTCCAATGATTTTTCTAACTTTATCTGCTTCCGACATGGACATACCGCCAAGTTGTACGCATGCTTGCATAACTTGTTCCTGGTAAAGAATGCAGCCATAAGTGTCCTCCGTAAATGGTTTTAGAATTTGGTGAAGATAATTAATATTTTGGCGACCGTGCTTACGATCAATATAATCTTTACCGATTGTGTTAGCAGCACCTGGGCGAACCAAAGCATTTGATGCTGCAAGTTCGTTTAAATTCTTTACACCCATCTTAATAAGAAGGTTTGTGTATGGTGTTGCTTCACACTGAAACACTCCCTTGGTAAAACCACTAGAGAGCATCTCGTAAACATCTTTATCTTTCATGTCAATTGACAATAAGTCAATGTCAACATAATGGTTTTCTTTAACCATATCAATAGTATCTTTAAGTACACTAAGAGTCTTAAGCCCTAGAGCATCAATCTTAATTAGCCCAATGCGTTCTGCTTCTTCCATGTCTACACCAACAACAGGAATACGCTCATCACTACCAGTAGAAGATCTTGTCTCCATTGGAGCGTGTCTAAAGATTGGTTCTTTTGAAGTAACAACACCAGCAGCATGAATACCAGTACCACGAATTCTTCCACGCAGTTGCTCTCCATAAACTTCTACCTCTGGATATTTTTCACGGAACTCTCTTGTTGACTTAGAGTTACAGAAATCATCCCAAGTATCTACAGTCTTTAGTACTTTGTTTACATCTGACAAAGGAATATTTAGAACTCGTGCAATATCACGAACAATTCCTTTTCCAGTAAATTCTAAAAAGGTTGCAATAGATGCAACGTGGCGATATTGACGAACTAGATAGTCTTTTACTTCTTCACGACGAGTATCTTGAATATCTGTATCAATATCTGGAAAGTCATTACGCTCTGGATTAATAAAGCGGAAGAACAACAAGCCGTGTTCAATTGGATCAATATCAGTAATACCAAGTGAATAGCACAACAATGAGCCAGCAGAAGATCCACGTCCAGGACCTACCAAGATGCCTTCCTTCTTTGCCCAACTAATCATATTCTGAACAACAAGAAAGTATGGGCCAAAGTTCTTGTTCTTAATAATTTCTAACTCTTCATCAAGGCGGTCAAGGTATTCTTGATTAGTATCCAAACCACGAACCTTCAAGCCTTCCATAGCAAGGGTTCTAAGTTCTTTGTCAGGGTTTTTATACTGTACTGGTAGAAGGTTTAATCCATCTTTAATATCATAGTCTTCTACCTTGTCAGATATCACTATGGTATTTGTGTACATATCTTCTCTTACAATACCCTGGGATTCCATGGCAAACTTCATTTCGTCATACGAAAGCAGGTGTATATCAAACTTATTAAATGACATTTGTCTATCTTCACCGTACAAATAGTCAAGACGCTTCATCATTCCATCTTGCTTTTTTGATTTGTCATAGGTGGTATCTTTTTGTACCTTGGCGTGAGAGTTCATAAGTAACTTAAACTCTTGAATTTCTTTTTGTGATTCGTCAACATGGTGACAATCTGGAGTAACAACAGTCTGAATTTTAAATTCATCTGCAAGATCAGATAACTGCTTATTAACTTCTGCCCCGTTATGTGGCATAAGTTCCATATAGAAATCATCTTGAAACACACGCTTAAACCACTCAATATGTTTCTTTGCTTGTGCATACTCTCCAAACTCAAGAGCCTTTGCAATAATACCACTAAGACAGCCAGAGAGTACGATAATACCTTCGCTATACTTTTCTAATACTTCAAAGTCAAAGCGTGGTTTATTAAAGTACCCCTCTGTCCATGCAATTTCATTAATTTTATTAAGATTTTCAAGACCTACTTGATTCTTAGCGAGAAGGATAATGTGATTATAAACTAGATCAGTTGGCTCTGTGCGTTCTGCCTTCGGCCTCTTGTCAAATCTATCAACACAAAAATATCCTTCTACGCCAAGAATAGGCTTTACACCTTTTGCTTTTGCAATTCGGTACAGTTCCCGATGCCCAGATAAGGTTCCGTGATCTGTGATAGCCAATGCTGGCATACCAAGTTCAACTGCTCGGTCTACATATTCTTCTGGAGTAGCAACACCATCAAATAATGAATAGTGTGTGTGTACGTGTAAGCCTGCGTAGTTCATCTATTACCAGTCTGTGTTTGTTGCAGACGTGGTTGTTGGACCATCAAAGCCCAAATAGAATGCTTCTTGTTCCGCATAAGGAATCTTCTTAAGTGCTGATTCCAATGGGAATGGTTCAATCTCTGCCCAGTCAAAAGGTTCCTTGTCTGGTGCAGATGGAATAAGTGTGTAAGATGTTTCAGTTCCCTGACCATTGCGCTTTACTTTCCAAACCAAGTTTGAGATGCTTCCTGTTTCAAGAGCATACTCACGAATGGTATTGAAAGCAGATTGCTTGCTTACACCCATTGACCAAATAGCAACATATGG